TTGGGTCTGCTCAGCGAGCTGCTGCTCCATCTCAGCAATCTGCTGTTGAGCTGCTGCTATTGGGTCCTCTTCACCCTTCAGCTCTGCCGGTATCATCTTGTTAAGGCGCTCTGCCATTTCCTCAGCACCAGGCCAGTCCATGTTCTTGACCATGAGGTCACCGATAACACCCCAGAGTTGCGGGTTACCATCGACGATAGCTGACATGCTTTCAAAGGCTTCTTCACGCTTCGTATTGAACGAAGGTCCTGTGGTGACAGCTACATCGTATTTACCGATACCTACATCGTATATAGTCTGCTTCTCGCCGTTCTCGTCCTGAACCTCACCTGCTTGTCCTGGTGATAGTTTGATTTGTTCTGCTTCACCATCCTCGCCTAGGATTCGCGCTACACGCTCCGTATCGTATACATGAGGAATTAGGTCAACGATGATTCGTCCAACGTGACGCACAGCTTGTGCCATGTTGTCAACAAAGTGAAAGCTTGACATATCGCCTGCTTTCTGCCTGTTGTGGATAGCAATGCCACTACGCTCGTTAGATGTCTCACCTAGGCTAGCGTTGTATTGACCGATAACAGACTGCAGGTCGTTATTTGCATTTTCCATCAAAGCATGCATCTGAGCATTAGGCTGTGGTGGGGGCTGGCGTTGGGGCGGGCCTAATGGCCTACCCTGCTCGTCGAACTCGTTATGCGGTAAATAGGGTAGATTCTTCTGGTTAGCCATCGAATATAAGTCTTCATACCCGCTGATAGCTTCAACACCAACTAACCAGGGTGCTTTAGGTTGTAAAGCAGCTGTTTCTATGTTAGTTGACATAGCGTAGTTATAAGCTCGCTGAGCGTCCTTAGCGCGGTGCACGATGCCAAGGGTGTAACGCTCCTCCTCGATGTAGAAGTCCTCTCCAGGGACCCTCACGACGGGTATATACTGCCCTGGGAGCAGGTCACCATCCTCACCACCTTCCAGGAAGATATCACCAGCTATTTTCTGGTATCTGAGTTCCTTTTCGGTGACCTTTCGCTCACCAACCACGAGTAATGAATCCTCGTAGCCATCAATTTCTTCAGCTAGGACTGGCTCAGGTGGTGGGGCTATCATTCCAGGCATAACGCGAGGCTGAACGAACACGTAATCCCTTTGAACGTCCTGAATCCACCAATGCTCTGCAATTCGGATGCGGTCCTTATCGACCCAGCCATCACCTTGTCCTGCCATCTCCCAGCTGACTGGCTCAGCGTCAGGAAACTCGCGCATAAACTGTGCTTCGCTCATATGGTCAGTAATAAAGACCCTCTGAGCATCTGCACCAGCGTTATCTTCGACCCAAGGGTCGAAATAGACCCCAAATGGGTTGCGTACAGGCTTAATTACGAGGTCCTGGTAGTTATATAGCTCGTCTACCACCTCTAAATTCACCCGAATATATCCAATTCCACATAAAACTTGAGTTTCAGCTGCTATATCGTATGCCATACCAGCATTTGAGGTGTGTTCGATATGTCGAACCATACCTTGAAGGATTTTAGCTGTTTCAATGTCTGCAGCATCATCTACTGGCAGAATACGTACTGAAGCACGATTCTGACGCATATCATTAGTGATTTGTCTAGCGTGAGCAGCCACTTTATTGATGGTTAGGCATGGTCGGGCACCATCTAGGTCATCCTCACGCAATCTGCGTAGGTCCTCGGGCCATTGGTCGTCAGCTAATCCAAAGCGTAGGTCCTCAACCTGCCGAGTGCGGTTGTTGAACTCCTGCTCCTCGATAGCCTGGAACTCTGTTTTAACGTCTTCTATTTTCAAGCTATGCTCCCATCCATGCAGCGCCTCTGGAGCGCGAACGTGGCATGTGTTTTCGTTTGACTGGTTCCTTCTTAACCTTGGTTAAGCTTGGGAATAATTCAGTTACTGCCATTACCATTGCATCTAATCTGTTAGGACTTCTTACACCTGTATAACCTGCTGTACTCATTGCACACATTTCATCTTCTAAATCTGGGAAGCTACCAGCTAGCTTTACCTTGCCGGTTTCAAATAGTGCAGCGATAGGTTCAGCTCTTAAGTGCTTGCCGCGTGATGCGGTAACACCCTTGTATGGTGTACCAGGTCGAGCTGTTTGAATAACTGCTTCAACCATTGCGCCACCGTAGTTCAATTCGCCTACCACCAGGTCTGCAGCGTAGTTGTCGAACTGGTCGCCTACTACCTTGCCCCATCGAGCTGGACTAGCCTTGATAGTAAAGTCAGCAAGTATTGATGCGTGACCTTCTTCAGTCATTCCAGCAACTACGATACCGATTGCATCGTTGTTCTTCTCTGGGTCGTCATCCGCACCACTAGGGTCAACTGCTATAACGATGCGCGTAAGAGCCTGCTCTTCGGTCTCTCGGCACTTCTCTAGGCTTTCGACTGTCCATAAGGCTTGGTCAGTTGTCTCAGCGTAGTCGCCATCCAGGAAGCGCTTACGGTTGCGAGCTGGCATATCCTCTAGTATCTGGATGTACTCTGCCGGCAAGTTATCCAGGTTGTCACGAGGATTAACTTTAATCATCGAGTAATTTTCTGGTGAACTTAAAGCATCGCCACTATCTGGGCTCACCAACATCTCAAATAACTTATACGTCCAGTGAGCTTTGTTTGGTGGGTTGTAGTCGTAGTACATCTTCAATGGCAGCATGCGAGGACCATCTCGATGGTCTGCCATAACATTCTGTGCTAGACGTGTTAGTGCTAGGTTACGACTGGACCAGGGTATCTGGCTGCACTCGTTTAAGAAGATAGTGCAAAACTCCATGCCTAAAATCTTCTCCGCTCGCTCCTTATCATCTAATCCACCGAACCAAATTTCTGAATTGTTTGGAAACTTAGCGAACCAGCTAGACTTATCCAAACTGTATTCCATCCCTGGAAACTTAGCTGCCATTACCTCTGGAAACGTGCCAAGTACAATTGAGTTCTTAACTGCGTTGAATCTAAACCTGAGAATTGCATGCCTGGAGTTAGGCGCTTTCAATGCTCTAGTTACTATTGCAGACACAATCGCGAAGGTCTTACCGCTTCGACTACCGCCACGAGCACCACAGTGCGTGGCTTCTGATGCGAGTAGCTTGATTAATGTTTTTTGTCGTTCCGTATACTTAAAGGTCATCTTCATCTTCGGAGATAGTAAATTCAATCTTCGCGCTTACGTTGGCATTAATATCAACTGCTTTCTTTTGCGCGTGAACGTACTTCATTATCTCCTTATCAATCGCGACCTTCTGGAACTCGTTTAGGTTGTTACCGTTGCGTGCTTCGACAAGCTTCTTAACTGGGTCGTAACCCAGAGCTTCAATCGTTGCTACAACATCACCGATGTTAACCTTCAAGTCTTTATTGTTCTTCTTATCTTGGGCCGCTTGGCCTAGCAATGAATCAACAGCTGCTTTCTGATTTACTTTAGCCATTACAGTTCTATCTCGCGTAACATCCGTTCACTCCCTGGCTTGCTGGTCACGACCATGTCATATCCTGCCATCACATCTGAATCAGCCCCACTAGCAGTAGCCTGTACTTTTATAAGAGCTGGTCCTGCCAGTCGAGCGTATGGTGAAAACCCAGCGCTAAATGATGTGCTGCCATCTGTTTGTAATCCGATAGACTGAAGTCCTATAAAGCCAGTCGTCTGCAGGTCAGGTTCGCGATTCATCATTAACTGGATAAATACGTTCTTGTCTGCTGCAGGTCGGAGGATGCTGCAGAACCAGGCTGTGATATATGCAGCGTCCTTCATGCCGACACCGAAGACGCTTGATAGCGTCATGCCTGCATTGGCGTTAATCTGTGCTGTCACGGTGCTGTCTGTTGCTGCTGTTGCTGTTATCTTTCCTGCGTTAATAGACGTGCCGCCGCAGTTGCATACTTGTATGTGATTAATTACTACATACGGAAACTGAGTGTTAACTGGCGTTAAGCCTGCTAGGAATACACGCTCCATTACGGGTGGCGCATCCCATGCTCGAAGGCCAAACACGATAACACTGCGTGCGCCGCTGCCGCCGCTGTTCGTATCATCTGCGCTAGTGGATACTAGCGAATGAATGCGCGGCTCTGTCGGCGCTATCCAGATATCCTGGTCATCGGTCGCGTTAGCTCCATCCCACACGTCCGTGACAACACCTGCATCTGCGTTGGTGGTACGTCCAAACTTATTCCATACTTCGCCACCGGCAGGTATTGCGTAATTATCTGTTGACATTAAAGCCACCACCTTTTACGTAAAATCTTTCGGTGCTTAACTGCACCGGCTGGTATGATTGTGTCGTGCCCGTATGTAATCTCGTCACACTTAGGATGTGAGTGTGTTGACATAACCTTGATTTGTTTCTCGTCTTCGAAAACTACGAAGCCTACTGTGAACATAGGCCAGACATTCATGTCTTTAACTTCGTCTGGAGATATCCACCCATTAGAATGACTCACGATATCGTCCCATTGTATAAGCTCTAACGGCGGAGTCTTACCCACTAGTTGACGTGCTTGTCTTGAGTTGCTGGTGCAGCTCTTAGCTCTGCTGCAATTAAGTCCGTTTTCACTAGCCTGCTCTCGATTAACGATGCGTTATAGAATCCCACCGTACTGAAAGGAAAGTAATTAGGGTCTAGGCCATCGGTGCCGTCGAAAATATCATCATCTTCTGTGTCGCCAATTGTGCCTGTAATGTAGCTGAACACCGCGCCAGATGCTTCTGAGACATCACCGCCGCGTGGTAGCGCGTCCACCGTACCAATGATACCTACTGGCGTGTGCGTGCCAGATATTGCTGCTGTGTCCAGGTCTTCTGTAACAGCGCTGGTGCCTGTGATGTTCGAAAATACTGTGCCACTTAGCGCTGGTACTTCACTGTCTTCTGTTACTGCGGATGTACCAGTAATGTTTGAGAAGATAGCGCCGCTTTGCGCTGTAGTGTCCGCGTCCTCTGTTACACCTACCGTGCCTGTTATGCTGCCAGCTGCGGCTGGTATTGCCCAGATGCGCCTGGGTGGAGTAACTAACTCGTATCTAGTTTGTGGATTCCAGAGCCTGTGTAGCTCGCCGTCATCCAGTCTGCGGTTCCAGCCTGATACCGAGACTATTTGGCCTTTCCAGTGTCTATCGGTTGAATGGTTCCAGTTACCGATAGCTGCGTTCGAGGTTGTTGTGCTGAACGTATTAGCTACGCCACTACTCGTCGAGCCAAAGAGCACGCCATCTATATATGCATACACTGTATCGTTTGGCTGGTCGAACACCATCGAATACATATGCCATTCATCGACCTGAAAGAAGTTCGAGAACGTATACTGCGTGCCACTACGTGACGCAAAGGTCATTTGCGTGTTGGTGTTAGTGGCTCCCCAGTACCAACCCCCTGAACCAGACCCAGCAGTAGACTTATCTATTATCCTGGGAAACTGCGCATTACCTGTCGAGCTAAGTCGCGCCCATGCGTTTAGCGTTATCTCGGTCTGCCCAACAAATGATACAGGGTGCGACGAGTTAACAGTACCTAAGCTATGCCGAGCGTTAGTTAAGTTGGCTGACGACATGTCTGCAGCCCAGCCAACTGGGCTACCAGTCGAGAGTAATTCTGTCTCCGCGTTAGTACCTACCCGCACACTTCTTCTCAGAGACTTATGCGAGTAGTTTATAAAGTTACTCTGTTCATACCAGAAGTTAAACGCCAGCTCACGCGCAAGCGGTGACCTAGGATTAAACTGGCGCATTTTAGGCGTGTAAGCCTTCGGCTTTCGGTGTAATAATTAAGTTAAAATCGGTGATAGATTGGCCGGTGCGGTTCACAAGATAGAATTGATATACTTGGCTGGTCTCCGCGTTCGGCAAGTCCACCTCTGTGAATAGGTTTTGTGTGGTCTCAGTGTCGTTGCACTGGAATGAACCGATATGCATAGAAGGGTAATCGAACTGCGGTGCCTCACTATCTTCTGTGCCATTCACATTCATAAGTTGAGCATGCACGTCGATGGTGGTGTTAATCACTGGCGCTGTAGTCCAGGTGAACTCTGCCCATAAGCCTGCGTGTGTCGCGTCGTCGTCGTTAGTCCACTCGCTGATATCTGCAGCCACCGAGATAGCATCATCTGCTATAGATGATGGCGTGCTATCTATTTGGTCTGCAGTACCAAAGAAGTCGACTACCGCATTTGTACTAATTGCCATTATTGATTGCCAGAAGTTATGGTAGCTGAGCTGACAGCTACGTTATCTGTGATTGCGATGGATATCGAGTTAAGCTCAAGGTCAAACGTGCCGCTATCGAGCCCCACGGTGCCCTGCAGGACCACGTTAGCATCTGAGTCCAGTATCCTAAAGAAGTTAGCCGTACCAGTAGCATCTGCTGAGCTATCCGCAGTAATCGCAGAGAACGTAAGCGTATCGCCAGTAGTTGAGCCACAAGGGTCGCTCAGGGTTAGCTGCGCCAATAGCACGTTAGTCCCAAGTGATGCATCTGCATCCGCAGGAATAGCTGCTGTGTCGTCGTATATGCGTAGTGTGCCAGCTCCAGCGCCACTATCGATATCCGTGATAATTGTATCGAGTCGGATGGTACGTAGCGCAGCCGCATAGATTAAGTTATTAGCCATTACTCATTCACCTCTGGCGCGTAGTCGCTTGCCATCTTGTCCTGCATCCATTGCTGTGCCTTAGCTCGCGCGCCCGCTTTAGTTTCAGATTTCACGACAGTACGAGCGCCCTCACCACCACCTTTGGCCTTATAGATGATTACTTCGCTAGTCCACATGCCGTCGAACCAGGTATGTATCTCTGGCGTGCCTGTGTACTTCTCCGCGTAGAACTGGTGCGTGGTCTTATAGTCTTCTTTAGCTACGCTACCATTACCAAATAGTTTGCTCAATATTCCCATCAATCTGCTACCTTTACTGTTACCGTTCCGCTAGTCCATGACGTGACATTAGCCCGCATATAGGGCCAAGGTGCCTCGCTTTCATATCCTGCTGTTGCTGTGATAGGGTCGCCTAGCGGCAACCACAGTACGTTATCAACACTGCACTGCATCTGCACTGTCGCTGTGTCAGTTATCTCGACAGCGAATACGCGAGCTGTCTGCCCGCCGTATACTGCGCCAGCCCCTGTGGTGCCCACTGCATCGAGCAGGGTGGTTACTTCATTCTTAGGTGTGCTCACTATGATTCCCTAATTTGATGCTTCACCGATTGGCGAATGCGCTTGTTTAGTTGTCGCTTAATGCGCTTGAGTACACCAGGCTTCCAGCCGTAGACTTGGCGCCACTTGGAAACGACATCGTACTCGTCACCGCTCTTCAGCTTCTCCTTGTGCCCCATCATTATGAATACTCCTTAAGCAGGTACCGTTGTGATAAAGGCATAATATCGTACTCGCCATTCCGTACATCATTGAGCACGTTAATCCCAGACCATTCTTTGTTCTTCTGAGGACCACGATATCCCTCGTCGTGCTGGTAGAACTTGCCACTAACGAGGCCATGAATGAACTTCCCCTTGACTGTCATTAACTGGTCGAATCGATGTTCCTGCTGATGGCCCATAACAAACGAGCCCATTAGCTTTCTTAATCTGTTTTGGATTGTTCCGCCGATTGGTCGGTCGCTGTGTCCGTTGGGGTCGCTGAAGTAGTGGGAGTAGCTGATTCCTTCCCGCTCCACCACACGTAGAAATGGGTGGAATTTACATCGCTCCAGGTTGAGTCTGCCTTTACTGAATACCTTACCGCCAAACCTCCGCGCGTCCGCGCTGTTGGCTGCTCTTGTGAGCCTGTTTTCATGGTTACCCTCTATGAAGTCGAACTGGAAGCCACTAGCTTTCTTACCAATGGCCTTGAAGAATCTATACATTGCCTCGTTGCCAGCGTCGAAGTCAGCGTCAAGGTCTTTATCTTCCCATCCCACACTGCCTGGTTCGTCATAGCTTGATAGGCTTGGGAAGTCCCACCAGTCACCAATGATAATGATTCGGTCTTTAGGTTTGCAGTGTTCACGTATCCATCTCCCTGCTGCCACGATGTGGTTTGTCGGTACATCACCATGAATCTGGGTGTCCGGTATCATGACATGTCTCATAGTTCGATAGCTGCTCCACATATGTACATAGCATCAGCGAAGGATATCTTATTCTCGCCTAGCTCAATCACTAGTGGTGATATCTCATGCTTAAGGAACTTAACATCGTTAGGTGTGAATCGCGTGGGGTTGGCGTTCATGTACGTGATGAAGTTAACTAGCCCCACCTTGTTCGCGCCCAGTAGCAATGCTGACCACCTTCCGCAGTCCATCACGTAGGTTGGTTTGTCTGCTGGCGCTAGCTGCCTGTAGATAGGCTTGGCTTGAGTAGACTCTACCCAAGCACCTAATGCAATTGCTACCAATGCGAGGAGCGTCCATCTATTCACAGAGCGCCTCAATAACTTTGTTATGCTTGACAATTTGCTTGAGGTCGGAATCAGTAAGTCCGTCGATGTTACCGCTAAGGTAGATTTGCGGGACAGCTTTGCACGGTAACCGTCCGGTCGGTGCAACCACTGGTACTGGGTCTGGTTTGAGTTTGCCATAGATGGATAGCCCGCTATTCAGTGTGCTTACTGCTATCGGGAGTTCTACGCACCCTAGACTCAAGAATAATGCGGTCAATATCAATGATATCCCTATCGATTTGTTTAAGTATCTCATTGACATCTCGTTGATTCTTTTTACGAGCTGAGTCATATGCCCAGCGCGCATAAACTGACAGACCCCAGCGCGCAGCAACCAACAGGACGAAGATACCGAACGATACAGTCCATAAGTTAAGCACTGGTATTAGCTGGGGCAGCCCATACACCAGTAGCTGTGACGATAGCCATGATGGTGCCTACAATCATCTCTACGGTCCCTGGAGCCAACGTATCGGCTAACCCTGGTGATACTACTCCGAATGCTACAAGTGCGCCCACAAGCGCTGATATTAAGCCTGCTATCGCTTTAGAATACTTACCCATTGAACACTGCTCCCAGTATGTGATACGTGCTGATAATAAAGCCTAGCGCTAGGAGTTCACTCCAAGGCCAAGCATGTCGTAGTTGTAAGACTTCAGT